TATTTGGCCTACTTGGCCAAATATGGATGATTGGACTAAGAAGCAACCCACCACACCTTTAGTATCAGATAAATCATATGATCCTGATTTAATATCTACTACATATGGGACAACATTTGGTGGTATAAAATCAGCTGAAAATAAATTAAAAATAGAAGCTGAAGAAAATGGATATGTAGTTACAGTCGATCCAGAAAATCTTAATGTCAAATATGTATTCGGTGGATTTGAAGAGGTATTAGATTGGATTAAGGAGAACTTTAAAAATCCAGAAAAAGGTAGGGAGTTTATTAAGGAACTTAATAACAAAAAGAATCCAAACACTTCTTGGACATGGAGTGATCCTATTTCACAAGCTGCATCTCGCATTGGTGGTGGAAAAAATAATCCATCCAGTTGGACAACATATGGTGGTACATCTCAAACATCTAATTCAGGAATAACTGGAGGAATAGTATGACCTGTAAAGAAGGTAATAATTGTAGAGGAATAACAAAACCAGATGGCTCATGTAGTTGTGCAGAACCCGCCACAGGTTGGGAATATTTAGAAAACACAATAGTAGAACAAGGCGCATTAAACATGCAAAAGGAAATTGATGATATGATATTAAATTCAATGAATGCATCTGGTATAATAAACACTGCAGCTCTTGCAGAAGAGAAACTAATTGAGTACGATTCTTTAGAAATGAAAATAACTGAGAACGGTTTTGTTATTACAGAACCTGAAGGTAAGGAGTTCGTCTTTACCACAATGAATAAACTGCGTAAATGGCTTGAAGAACATTTAGCCTCAACAGCAGAAGTAAAAGAATTCACTAACAATCTATAAGCTTGACATTTGATAAAATTCCGTTATAATATATTAAAAGGCAATAAGAATGTATAGGAATATATTTTATAATCCCCGTAAAGGAACTATTAAGTTGTTCACATGGAACGACGTAGGAGATCGAACCGAAGTAGATTATCCTTTTAAACCATATGTATATGTTGAAAGTGCTTCATTTAAAGATGCGACTTCAATCTTTAATACATCCCTCAGAAAAATAGAATTTAAGAACCAGTTTGAAAGAAGACGCTATGTTCAAGAATCAGGTATAAAAAGAATCTTCTATAACATACCAGTTGAACAGCAGTTCTTAATTGACCAATTTGGTGTATTAAATTCAGATACTAAGTTTAGTCAATATCCACTTAAAATATTCTACATAGATATTGAAACATATTCCCCTGGCAAATTTCCCGAACCTAAGTTAGCAGAAGATCCTGTTAATCTTATAACCATCAAAGATTCTCTCACCAATGAGTACCATACATGGGGTTTGGGAAAAAAATATACAGGGAAGAAAGATGTTAATTATTACCAGTGTATAAACGAAACTGAATTATTAAGAAAGTTTATTAATCACTGGACAAAAGATTATCCTGATATTGTTACAGGTTGGAACTCAGAGTCATTTGATATTCCTTACTTAATTAATAGAATCACTAAACTACTTGGTGAAGATTGGGTTAAGAAATTATCTCCAGTTGGAAACATTTATTCAAGAGATGGTATTCTTAAACGTTTTGGTAAGGTAGAATCTAAATGGTATATTAAAGGTGTAAGTCTTCTTGACTATATGGAATGTTATAGAACATTCTCTAGAGACCAAAGAGAATCATATTCATTAGACAATATAGCTTCTGATGAATTAGGTGAAGGTAAACTTGAATTTGAAGGCAATAGTTTAAGTAAGTTAGCAGATACAGATTGGGATACTTTTGTTGATTATAATATTCGAGATGTAGACCTAGTAGATCGTTTTGAAGAGAAACTTAGATTCTTACAATTATGTAGAATGTTGGGTTACATGGGTTTAACACCTTTTGAAGGTTCGTTAGGAACTATTGCTATTGTTACTGGAGCTATGTCATTAGCAGCTCAACAAAAAGGAATGATTATTCCTACATTTACTACTTCACATATGGCCAACTATGCAGGGGGTTATGTTAAAGAACCTCAACGTGGATTAAAAGAGGGTATAGTTTCGTTTGATGCAAACAGTCTATATCCAAATACGATTATCACCTTAAACATTTCACCAGAAACTAAACTTGGAAAGATTACAGCTAAAACTGAAACAGATGTAACCATACTCTTAGTAAGTGGTAAAGAATATACATTACCTTTAGCTAAGTTTGTTGACTTTGTTAAGAAGGAACAAATCGCAATTTCAAAAGCTAAAACTTTATACTCACAAAAGTCAAAAGGTTTTTGTCCTGAGTTGGTAGAAAAGATTTATTCAGATAGGGTTGCGAATAAAAATAATTTAAAAGAACATAAAATAGCAATCAAACATTGTAAAGAAGGTTCAGAGAAATATATAGAACATAAAGAGATGATTAACCATCTTGATATTATGCAGTATACTTTGAAGATTTTAATGAACCGTATTTATGGAACGTTTGCAAATAAGCATAGTCCGTTTTGTGATGTAGATGCTGCAAGTAGTATTACTTTAACAGGTCAGGCCTGTGTTAAGCAAGCAAGTGATATTGTTAATAACTTTGTTAAATCTGAATATGGTATAGATGAAAAAGAAGATTTGAATATCTATAGTGATACTGATTCCGTTGTTGGGAATACTATTATTAGAACATCATCTGGGGCATTAAAAATAGAAGATATGTTTGATTCAGGATTTATAGAAAATGAAAAGGTTTTAAATACACCAGCTGGGCATGAATTAGTCAAACCAAAAAATGATTTAAAATGTCTTACATATAATAGTAAAACAAATTTTGTAGAATTAAAAAATATAAAAAATATTATTAGACATTGTGTTTCAAAGAAAAAATATAAAATAAAAGTTAATGGTAAAGAAATTATTATGACAGAGGATCATGGTTGTATGGTACTCCGTAATGATAAATTAATAAGGGTCTCACCAAAAGAAATAAAAAATGGGGACAAAATGATAAATATTTATAGCGATACAGCTTATGAGAAAGGTATTGGTATAAATAATGAAAAAACAAATAAATGAAAAAGCCCCAAATAGTTATGTAATATGTAAAATTTGTGATAAAAAATTTGCAAGAATAACCAAGACACATTTAAAAATACATAATATAACTCCGGAAGAATATAAGAAAAAATATAATATATCTAAATATGAATATGTAAGTAAAAATCTTTGTAATTCTCAATCAATAACGTTAAAATCTTTTAAAGAAAAATACGGAAAAAAAGAAGGTTTAAAAAGGTGGAAATCATATTGTGATAAACAAGCATATTCAAATAGTTTTGAATATAAAAAGGAAAAACATGGTTGGACACGAGAACAGTTTAATGAATATAATAAATCAAGAGCTGTTACAAAAGAAAATTTAATCAAGCGCTATAATAAAACTGAAGGATTAAAACGTTGGGAATCGTATTGTAGTAAACAAGCATATGCAGGTTCTTCTTTAGAATATTTTGTAGATAAATATGGTTTAATAGAAGGACAAAATAAATGGGATATAATTTGTAAATCTAAATCCAACAATTTAAAAAACTTTATAAAAAGATATGGTAATGAAAATGGTATAATAAAATTTAATCAATATCAAAAAAGGAAAAATAAGGACGGTTTTTATTCAATTATATCTCAAATATTATTTGATGACATAACTAAAAATATTTCTGATAAAAATCATATTTATTATCAGAAATTAAAAAATAAAGAATATGGCTGTTGGTTGCATGGATTAAATAAATATACTTTTTTAGATTTTTACGATTTAGATCAAAATAAATGCATTGAATTTTATGGTGATTATTGGCATTGTAATCCAGAATTATATACAGAAAAATTTGAACATCCACATATTAATGAAACAGCAAAAAATATTTGGAAAAGAGATAAACAACGTTTACATTTTCTTAAATTGGAATATAATATAGATATATTAACAATATGGGAATATGATTATCTTCATAATAAAGAAGATGCTATTAACAAATGCAAACAATTTTTAGGTTATAAAATATGAATTATTCTATCAATGAAATCGAATCTGTAGAATGTATTGGTGAATTCGAAAATGAATATGTTTATGATATCGAAATGGAAGATGATACAGAACATACATTTTTCGCCAATGATATTTTGATTCATAATAGTTGTTATTTTACAATTCAACCAGTTCTTGATAAGTTAGAAAAATCATTTTTTAATAAAGAAGGTAAAATAAGTAAAGCAGTATTTGAGATATCTGAAGAAATAGAAGAAACTTTAAATAATGCTATAACATTATGGGCGGGTAAAAGTCTGAACTCTTATGACCCAAGATTTGTTTTTAAAAGAGAAGCAATTTGTGATGCCGGAATCTTCATTCAGAAGAAGAGATATATTCTTCATGTTCTTGATGATGAAGGTATTGAAATAGATAAGTACAAGTATGTAGGTGTTGAAGTAGCAAGTACAGCAACTCCAAAAGCAGTTAAACCTTTAATTAAACGAGTTGTAGAAACTATGGTCAAAACAAAAGACTATAAAGAAACAAATAAAGTTTATATGGCAGCATTTGATGAGTTTAAAGAGCTGCCTATTGAAGAGATAGCTTTTCCTAGGGGTGTAAACAACATGGAAAAATATGCAACGATGCCAGATACTTTAGAAGTAAAAAGTAAAACACCAATTGGAGTGAAAGCGGCAATGAGATATAATTACATGCTTAAACGAAAAGGTGTTGAAGATAAGTACGAACCAATAAAATCAGGAATTAAAATTAAATTCTTTTATACAAAACCAAACGCGTTTGGTATAAAGGTAATGGGGTTCTTAGATAAGTACCCTGATGAGTTTAATATTGAGATTGATAAAGAGTTCATGTTTAAAAAGACTGTCTATGCGGCAGTAGAAAGATTATATAAAGTTGTGAATTGGAGAATACAGGACCCCAACGCGCAGACGGTACATGATTTATTTGAATTATTGGCTTGATTTATATAAAATCTATTATAAAATAATAAGAAGGAGAAAGATATTATGAGTAACAAATTAGAATTAGTAACGTTTTTAGATTTAGTAGGTAGAACGATCATAGCAGAAGCAGCTGATGGAAGTGACGATAAGGTTTTGAAAGTAAAGAACCCTGTTGTTGTTCACGCAGCACCTCAGCCAGATCAAACAGGTAACATGAGGATGACACTTCAGTTATTGCCACTTTTCTTTAGGGAATTCCTAGCAGATAAAAATGAAGCAGTTGTTTGGGATTATAAGAAAAGCCAAATAATTGAACCAGCCGAAAAGGTAACATTTGATTTCAAGCTTAAGGGACAATATTTACAGTTGTTTGCAGACATGCCAGAACAGGCACCTCAGCAAGCACCACAACCCCAGGCTGCAGTACCCCAAGGGGATAATGTAATTCCTCTATTTGATAAAGAATAGGAGATTATATAATGGCAAAGCATGCAAAGAAAACAGAAAAGAAACCCAAAATTGATAAGAATATGGCAGATGCGTTTTCTGTAATTGAAAAATTAAACAAAGATTCTGCTACATTATCTGAAGGCGCTTTGTCAACAGTAACTGAATATATTGATACCGGAAGCTATGCCCTTAACGCCATAGTTTCTGGGTCTATGTATAAGGGTATTCCAAAAGGTAGGGTGACTGGATTAGTTGGTCCTACTGGATGTGGTAAAACACTTATCATAAATAAGATAATTGGTAATGCTCAAAAGAAAGATCCTGATGTTTGGGGTGTTGTTTGGGACTCAGAAGCAGCCCATGATGCACAATCAGCAAAATCGGTTGGTGCTAATCCTGATAAAATCAAAGTTAACCCAATTGAAACAGTAGAGGATTGTAGAAATCAAATTTCAGCGTTCCTTGATAAGGTTATTGAAAACCCTGCACTTCACGGAAAGTTTATCATCGCTATTGATTCACTTGGTAACCTAGCATCACATAAAGAAATTGAAGATGCAAAAGCAGGCAAACATGCCCAAGATATGGGACTTAGAGCAAAGTCTATTAAGAGTATGATGAGAGCATTAACTTATAAGTGTGCTAAGGCTGGTGTTACTTGTCTTTTTGCAAATCATATTTATGATGATCCATCTAGTTTATTCCCATCACTTATTAAAAATCAATCCGGTGGTAAAGGACCTCTTTATCTTGCATCTCTTTTAATTCAATTAGCTGTAAAGCAAGATAAGAAAAAGGACGCAAAGGATACAGAAAATGTAATCCCAATGGCAAACAGAGTTAAAGGTGTTATAATGAAAGCACTTACTGTTAAGAATCGTTTCATTCCGCCATTTTTGCAAACAGAATTATTCCTTAATTTTAAAACAGGATTATATGAGTACACAGGCTTATTAGAAATGGCAGTTGCTTATGGGGTTGTTATTCAATCAGGTTCTACTTATTCATTAGCTGATGGTACAAAACTTGGTTATGAAAAGAATTGGCGTGATAGTAAAGAAGTTTGGGATAAAATACTTCCACCACTTGATGAAATAATCAAAAAAGAGTTTGCTTTTAGTAATGACGAAGTTAATGAGATTACTAAGGAAGTTGAGGAATTAACTAATGAAGAAAGCTGATTATAAAGATAGAAAAAACCAACTTAAAAAGAAACATCTAACAAAAAAGAATTTGAATGGAAAAATCACAAAACAATATAGTTAATCTTGATTGGGACTTTTTTGAGTCTATTATAACTTATAATGCATTAACAGATGAAACTTATTTAGCCTCAATTGTTGATATTGTAAAACCAAACTTTTTTAAGAGTGATGATATAAGAACAGTTTTTAATATTATATCAGAATTTTATATGAAGCGTGAAACAGTTCCAACGATAACGGAATTAAAAACACATTTGGTTACAGATGATCAAAAGAAAGCTTTTAAAAATGTTGTATCTAGTTTTAAACAACTTGATACAAATTATAATAACGATGAGTTATATGAAAACACTGAACAGTTCTTTAAAGAGAGAGCAGTTCATAATGCAGTTTTAAAAACAGTTAATGATTATTCCGATAATGAATCAGGGGTAAATTCGGCCGAGACCTTACAGTTATTTGAGGACGCTTGTAGTCTAAGTATTGTAGATAACTTAGGGAGAGACTATTTTAGAGACGTAGAGACCCACGTTAGAGACCTTACAGTATCTGAAAAATATATCTCAACGGGTTATAAATGGCTTGACGATAGAATGGGTGGTGGATTTCTTGAACAGGGTAGAGCACTTTATATATTTTGTGGAACTACTAACTCAGGTAAGTCTATTATGCTTGGTAATGTCGCAGCTAATTTGATAGCACAAGATAAGACAGTTATTATAATCTCATTGGAGATGTCAGAGGCTATATATTCGAAAAGAATACATAGTCAACTTTCAAAGATTCCATTGAGTGAATTAAAATGTGAAGTTGATTCCCTAAAGAATTTTATAAGTAGATACAGAACACAACATCCTCAATCGAAGTTGTTTATTAAAGAGTATCCACCAAAAGATATAACAGTAACAGGAATCAAAGCTTACGTTAAAAAGCTTTGTGTTAAGAAGAAGATTAAGCCAGATGCAATCATAATCGATTATGTCAACTTAATTCAGCCACCTGTAATTACAGGT